GCCATAAATTTATTAGTTTGTAAATGAGATTGTTGAATACCTGTCTCAATATTAGGTTTTTGATATCCTGCAAGTTGTAATAGATTTGCTCCAGTTTTTAAAACAGTAGATGGTTTTATTTGTCCAGTTTGTAAAGTATCAATTAACTCTGTTTTTAAAACATGTGTAACTCCACCAGTATCTAAAGTATTATTATGCAGTTGTTCTTCTTCACCTTCAGTTGGTACATTTAAATCAACACCAGTTGTAAATTGTGGTTGAGGATCAACCCAATATGCTTGTATAGTCACATTTATAAAGTCGTTAGCAGTTTTAGAACGCAATTGTAAATATGGAGTAAAATAAAAATTTCCATAAGAACCTTGTCCAGTTAAAAGATTATAATAATTAAATTCAGAAACGTAAGGAATCTCAATATCATACATTGTACCTCCTTGCGCATCAATTTCAACATTACCAGGACAACCAGTTTTTCCGGATAAAGAAGCCTGAATCATTTCAACTTTTTGAGAAATTTTTTGGGCGTTAGGAATATAATAAGCCAAAAGAACACCCTGTTGATATGGTTGTGGATTCAATTTTATACGAAGCATTAATCTACCCTTCATACCAACAAAATTTCTTAACTTATCTTTTACTGATTGAGATTTTAATAAAACATCAGGAAACTTCAAACCACCAGGGATTAATTCACTATTAACAGGATTATTTATAGACCACTTAAAATTATATATATCTATAGGTCTACGTAAAAAGCTTGTAATGCTATGTGATGAATCATCGAGTGTCAATTCATCAGCAAATGGAGTTTCTTGTTGGTCTTTAAAAATTTCTGATTTATTATAAATACCTTGTAAGTAATATTTAACAATTTCTTGTTGCTTAAAATTAGATTGTATATTTTTATTCATTTTTATGTTAGCTATTAGCCGAAGCGTTCGCTCATTACAGTTAACTTCTAAGATGCATAGTACTCGTACTTGTCTCCTTTTATAATTTATAATTAAAAGGCATAATGCAAATATTAAACTTAATACTAAATTTAGTCAAAATTCAAGATCAGATTCCGAATTCAATGTTTCATAAAGAGAAACTTCATATGATTCAAAGTGAATTTCTTTTTTAGGATACAATTCACTCCATGAAAATTCAAAGAATTTTTTCATGTCATTATATTCAGTTCTCCCATGTAACGCCATTTCACGTAAAGCAGTCTTCATATTATCGTATAAAGCTTCTGGAGCTTCTATACTTTGATTGTTTGTTCGCCACAGTGGTATTTCCTTCACAACATCAATATCCAAAGGGGCGATCCATTTTCTTCCATGATTATTAAACTTTTTAAATTTTCTTTTCAAAAAAGTTACTTCCTCTATAGATCTTAGATCTGGTGGCATTACGCCTGTTTTTGTTTCATCAGTATAATCCATTCCAATAATTTTCATAAGTGCAGAAATTGTTCTCTGATTAAACCAAGGTTGCAATTCTTGTGCTACAGCTAATAAGTGGTCATCCCCACAGACTTGAATTTCAATATAGTCAACTGAATCTATCAAACTAACTTTAGGAATTTGCACAGTATTAACAATTTCAATATGTTTTCTAGTTAAAAATGGCAATAATTTAAATTCCTCAGAAGATTTATAATTTTCAAAATTTGCAACTATTCCTAGAGCATTATTAATTTTCAATTGAAGTTCATCATTTACAGTCCCACAATTATCAAACAAAAGACTATACAGATAATACATATTAATAAGATTTAATAAACAATCCTTAATGCAAGTCTTAGGTCCACCACTTTCAACAATTTGATCAATCGTAACTTCGATATTGTTAGCAATAATTCTTTTCTTTGATATACCATTTTGTAGGTGTCTCATCTGAGTTATTTGTTCCTCATCCGTTATATCGCCTCGTATTGCAACACCTTCGTCAATTGCATCAACATAAATCATATTCTGCATTCCTTGAGATTGATCAAATGCGGCATAATCTCCAGCAACTATACACTTTTTCCCAAATCTAGTTACTTTTTCCGCAATTCTTTCCCAATCTATACCATATGGATTTATTCCAATACACAACTGATTTTCAATATTATTTAAGATATACCATGACCAAATTGGACCACATAACATTTTTGAAGCAATACATGTTGACATATCACATTGAAAGAAGACACGTGTTTTTCCTTGTAAACACTTTTCAAAAGATCTTTTTTCATCTTTTAAACTAGCAACAAATATTATTGATGGTCTTTCAACTTTTGCAATTTCAAGAATTTTTTCAACATCTTCTTTTAAACCATTAAAATTTTCACGAACTTGTTCTTTTGTGCAAACAACTTTACCATTTACAGTAATATCAATTTCTGTTTCATTCAGCAAATAGTCTTCCCCAAACCAACATTTCTTTCCAAAAGGAAATCCTCGGTTCATATATGGAATTCCCCCATTAAGAAGACCTCCATATCCAGGTGATGATTTAGCATTCATTGATTTACAAGCTCTATTCCCATCAATCCCCTTGATTGCCGTTCTTATATCAAAAATTTTCTTTACAGGTTTATTTACAAAATTTGCTTGGGAAAACATCATACTTGTAATTGCTGGCCATGCTGCAATAAAATCGCTTTTACGCATTTCTTTTGCTAAATCTAAATAATATACAGATAGTTTTCCATACTTTTCACAAGGTTCAACAATGATATCACACACATTTTTCATAACATTAAAAAGTGAATCAGTTTTATTATTAAAGTATTTTTCAACACTATTATGAGAGCAAAATTTCATCATACGTATAACCAAATCGTCCAAATATTCTCTTTCAATATTATAACTATTCATTTCTGAATTAGTTATTGAGCTCAAATATTTTGACAAGTCACAATAACCAGATTTACCTCCAGTAGCCAATTTTTTAATTAAATATTCTGTTATTCTATTAACTAAAACAGGATTAAAATATGGTACTTCTCGCTGAGCCTTTTTGAGACCTTGTAACATAGGTGATACGAATTTTGCTCCACTATTATTAAACTCTTCCCATTGTTCTTCACTTAATTTAATGTTGCCTTTATGTATTTTACCATTCTTTACGGAATATTCAATTGAATTATTTACAAATGGTCGCAATACTGCTGTATCCATATGAAAATCAATTGTATATTCTTTACCTTTTCCTTTATACTTAAATTTTAAATCTTCTAAATGTTCACCTAAAGGCGAATGTCTCCAAGAAGACTTAGTAGGTTGATAAACAGTATATTTTTCATCTATAATTTTCCCTTGTATTTCATAAGGATATTCAGGAGCTACCCGATCAGGTGCATACAAATCCTCTTTACTTAATTCCACTAAAGGAATTATGCCAAGTGTTTCTACTTTCATCTCAAGAGTTTCAAGTATATCTTCATAACATATTGGTACAGAACAAGATTTACCAGGTATCATTGCTTTTGAAACATGAATCCCTACCAAACCATTTGGTAATTGATTATCTGAAATATATAATAATGAACCACAGTCACCTTTTCTAGAATTAATTGAATATTCATAACGTGCAGTTAAAATTATAGAAATTTCTCCTTTTGTTCCATCCTCAAAGGTATGAGGTTGCACTTCAGTTAGAGCCATTGCTTCACATTCTCTCATTATATTAATAGGAGTTATATCAGTTAAAGTTGAATTATTATCAAATATTTGACCTTCATGCATTCGCCAATTAAACATATTACCTTGACATTGAATTGCAGATAATCTACTCATCTCTTTACGCCTTATAAATTTACTCTTAATATCTCTACAAGTTGTTCCACTTCTATATTGAGATGGCAATGTTATTATTACTGCATCTTTTTGGAATTTTTTATTTGGGTTTGATGGTAATCCACTTTCAATTCTTTTAAAATTACTTAAAAATCTAACTTCTGTAATTATTTCTTTATTTATAGTCGAGCCATGAATTTTTTCTCTTAATGTATGACCTCGATGAAATTGAACTTTTGTATTATC